TTAGGTTCTGGTGTTTTGCGTGGTGATGAATTTAACAGTATTGCTGAACAAATGTCGGCAATACAAGGGCCAATAGCAAAACAATTAGGAATTAATGTCGATCAATTAAGAGAGTTTGCACATCAAGGAAAGATTACAAAAGAAATTGTTATTGCAGCTTTTAGAGAAATAGAAAAAGAAGGATCAAAAGCACTCAAAGAATTAATAAAAAATGATCCATCAATGACATTTAAAGTTTTAAATAATTCCATAGAAATGTTATCTATAGAGTTAGGTAAAATTTTTGTGCCAGCAGTTTTAGATGGTGTTACGGCTTTGTCTGCTTTAGTTAGGGCAGTAGGTAACTTTATAAACTCTGATGCTGGTCAAGCAGCCTTGATACTCTCAGGAATAGCATTAGGTGTTAAAGGAATATCTGTTGCTTATGCAACTGCTCAAATTGCTCTTTCTAGCTTGGCTTTTAATTTAAGTCATATTGGTGTTCAAGCGATAATTGCACAACAAGGATTAACTGGATATTCTGCTCGACTTTTACTTGCAACAAAAAGTACAACAGCTTTAACTATTGCTACTGGTGCATTAACTATTGCTATGAAAGCATTGCCAGTAGTAGCTCTTGCAGGTGGATTTGTTTTTTTAACTAAATCAATAATCCGAAGTATTAATAAACAAAAAGAATTTAATAGAATAATGACAGAGGGTTCAGTAGAGGAACTACAAGGGCAGTTAGATAAGGCGGTTGAAAAATATTTAAAATTAGAGGAAGAATTAGAGAGAATAAGTGAGTCAGGTAATTTTATAGAAAAGCTTTTTGTAGAAAATGATGGTCAAAAAATATTAGAGGAGGCTGGCGAAGAAATAAGAAAAATTGTAAATCGAATTACAGAAGTTCAAGATGAGGCTAAAGAGTCTCTTTTCAAAAAAGATTTAAAAGATTTAAAAGATGTAAATAAATCATTAAAAGATAGAGAGGCTTTATTAAAACTTGGAACAGAGGAAGAAAGAGAAGCTTTAGCACTTAAACAAAAAATGGAAGATTTTAAAACTAAGTTTGCTGGGATGGATTTGACAGAACTGGAAACACTTATAAAAGATAATCAACAATTAGAAAAGAAAATTGAAAATTTAGAAAAAGCAGAAGAGGCCGCTAAAGCATTAGATAAACAATTTGAACAAATAGGTAAAAGTATAGAAGATAGTATTGTTTCTAATCTTGCTGATGCTGTAGAAGGTACAAAGACATTAGCAGAAGCAGCCGTTAATGTATTAAATAAACTAAAACGTAAGTTGATTGAAGTTGCTATACAGAGAGCAATTTCTGGTTTGAATATAGGTGGCAGTATCGGTGATTTCCTAAAAGA